TAGCATATATTCATACATGTGTCTGATACCATCAACCAGAGTTACTTTCTGTTCCCAACCGAGGAGAGAACGTGCTAGCTTCGTATCTGCCCTCCTTCTCATCGGATCATTCTCTCCAGCAAGATCAATAATCGGTTGCAAATCACTGAGATCAATACCTTTGTGTTTTCCTATAACATCTCTAACAACATAGAACAACTTCGTCATCGTAATCTCATCTGATCCACCAATATTAACTGGAATATTAATATTCGAATTAATTAGAGATTGCAATCCATCTATAAGATCTGTAATATAACAGAAACTTCTTGTTTGATTACCCCCGAATATATGTGGTTGAATCCCTTTATGAATATTCTTGATAAATTCTGTCATCACGCGTCCATCATTCGGATTCATATGTGGACCGTAAGTATTAAAAATTCTTACAATACCGATGTCAACACCCAATCTTTTATACTCATATGCATATGATTCTGCAACACGTTTTCCTTCATCATAACAACTTCGTGGACCAAATGGATTCACGTTGCCATAATAAGTTTCCACTTGTGGTGTAATAAGTGGATCACCATAAACTTCACTTGTTGAAGCATGAAGTACTCGAACACTTCGAAGAGCCTGTTTAAATGTAAACGCAAAATCAAAAATATTTGAGACTCCAGTCGTACATGTTGCTAGAGTCTCAAGCGGTTTTGACATATAGATTGGTGGAGATGCTGGACATGCAAAATTATAAATATGAAGATCAACTGGTTCAATCTTGTTCATGTCAACAAGATTAGCACCAATGATATTCAGGTGAATTTCATTTGTAATATCACCCGGTACAAAAGAATACTTCTTATGTTGAAGATTCTCTTTATGATGTAGACTACCAGGAGATGATGATGAAAAATTATCAATTCCATGTACAAATTCATCTTGTGATAGAAGCCTCTGTACAATATGTGAACCAATAAATCCAGCAGCTCCAGTAACTATATTTATTTTCATCAATATGAATATAAATAATTCAGAGCGTTGATTGCACATAAATATGCAATCAAATTAGTTGACTTCGTGCGCTGACGTAGTTTATATACTGCAGAATCATGGACGTCAAGAAGTCCTGATATCAGGTTATCAAGACCATAATCATTCTTACAAGTTCTCTCTTTGTAAGTCTCATAAAGAGATGTTGTAGAATACACAAAATCAACTTCTGCAGTCAATGCACGTGATGATAGTGAAACAGATGACGGTCGAACAACTTGATTAAAACTATTCACAATGGCTGTTGATGTATTCGCAAGAGTAATCATATCAACATCTTCTTCACAACCCAATGAAACAATGCGTTCACCAAGACTATCAATCTCATCTGTAATAGAATCATACAAATCTTTGAACAAGAGATGATCACCATAGAAATTATCTCCAGAACAAGTCCAATGTGATGTATGATGTAGCAATCTCAAAGCATGCAGATATGAAAGGATAGTTGACAACTCAGGATTTATTGCACCACGTTGTGTCCAAGTTGAAAAAACTTGTGATATAACTGGATTGTTAAAGAAGAGTGATGTCGAACCTTTCTCATCAGTAGGAACACCAGGTTGTATAGGAGTTTCAACATCAACCTCTGTTGAGGGAGGCAATGCAAGAATAACGTCAAATGAACTTGATGAACCACTTGTGTCATCATCGAGTACATTTGTTGCAACGAAATTATCCAATGACTCTGAGAGTATTTTCGTTGCAATATTCTGTGGTTTTCTATCTGAAAATTTATGTTTCATTTTTCTCTTATACTAAATACAATCTTATTCTCGTCTTCCTTATATGACCAGTTAAGAACAACATTTTTTTCAGAGTGATTTGCAAATTTGTTATATGCTTCTGTATATAGGTCGAGTGCATTCTCTACCGTTTGACTATATCCTACTTTCAAAGTAAATTCTACAGGACATTTAAATGATTCACCACCACGACCTTCATGCAATCTTGAATGTACATGTTTATATGTTGGATTGAAGAGCCTATCACCTTCTTTTATAATAACTGATGAAGGAGAACCTTTCAATTGAAGGAAGACATCATACTCAGGTGTTTGTGACTCAGTTATTGTTGGAACAATAACTTCATCGAGGAAGACATCACCATCATCTCTACTCAATCTCTTCTGTTTTTCAGCTGCTTCTCGCAACGTAAACATACCTTGCGCAGATGCGATAGCTGCTTCATCCCAACTATCACGTAGCTTTAGAATTGCATCTTTCAATTTCTGTGGATCAATTTTCACTTTGTTCGTTGCATAATAAGATCTACAATGTGTATCAACCGCTTTCTGAATCCAGCTGTCTTCAACGAATCTACCGTATTGAGCATATATTCTTTTTGCAAGAACATCATAGAAAATTTGATCAAGTTCTGATTCTTCAGATTCACCTAGCTGAACAACTTCACCAGGATATGACGTATTAATTGTTGCACGCTTCTTCTTTGAAGCTGCTTCAAGAATTACACTTGATCTCTCTGAGTATATTTCAGAGATGAGCTCATCTTCTGAATTTTTTAGAAGATACCTCTTCACTTCTGCAAGTGGTGCATTTTTTGCAGCAGCAACACGTACATCAATGTCACTATCAAACAGAAGTTTAGAACTTGCGCCCTCAACTACTTTTGCAGCGAGCCGACGTGCTCGAGGTTCATTTGAATTTATAAGGAATTGATAACCAGGTAGTGACGTTTTGTAAGATTCTTGCAAATGATCAGGCGCAGAATCATAAATATACTCTGCTCTCTCACACAGTTGTGCCATGCTTTTTGGATTATCTGGTATTGTTACACCAAATATCACTTTCAACATATTTGCGTAACGTTGCAGAGTTGATTCATTCAATTCCATTTTTGAAGTCTCAACGATATTCATCAAATCTTTAATTCTCACCTGTTTGCTCATAATACTAAATAACAAAGAAATGATGCCTGATATATTCGGTTGTGAATATTTCGACGGACCTACATTAATAAACAAATTTTTTGATATCTGGTTTGAATATCTAGAGTGTGTATGTCCTGCAAAAACATTAAATTTTACATGTGGATATGTTGTAGCAAGATCTCTAAGCATCATCCCCATAATCTTAGATGAATACCAAGGTAGAGAATTTCTGTCTGCACGTGCACCATCATGCCAAGATGCTTCTTCAAAAGGTGGAACATGCGTCAATATGATAATTTCACTGACAGATTTATTTGTCTGGAGTAGTGTGGTCACTTTTGTTGAGAGCCTGTCAGCAGAATCTGAAGCAAGACCTCTTGCAACAGAGACAATCACATCTTTATTAATAAGATACTTGTTATTTCTTGACGCACCTGAAATAGAAAAATCACCAATAGAGAACCAATCATTCATCAAGAATGAACTCTCTTTATAATTTGAATATAGTGCATCATACCAACCATCATCACCAGTTATATACACAGTGTCCGACAACCTTACTGGTTCACATTGCGTGAGGTAGTGAATATTCTTCTTACTTTTACGTGATTTTATTAGAGAATCAATATTCTTCCTTATCACTTCAATTGAAGATGTATAAAAATCATGATTTCCACACACAAAATATAGTTGTGTATTACCAAGATAATTTGAAAGAATCTTCAAATGATCAATAATATAATATCCGTTTGAGATATCACCAGTAATAAAAATACCAGCGATATCACTAACGTTTCCAAAAACTTCGGAGAGAACATATTCAATGTTCTCTCTCTGTTCTTGAAGATTTGAACCAAGAAAATCAAAATGAACATCTGTCATCCAAACATAGTTTTTCATAAAAATATAATAATACACTACGTATGTTAATTGCATACGAAATAATTTTCTATTCGTAGATTGACGAAGATTCTCTTCATGTTTCATATTATCAACACACATCTTTGCAAAACGATCAACTCTTTCAAGAGCAGGTTTCAATGAACCCATTGTACGATCACCCAATGAATAACCATTAGGTAGTGCTTCATAATCATAACATTGTAGTACATGATCAATTGCAGTAATTGCCCTTCTAGCAGTTATTGAATCTGGCATATAAAATCGATCTTTGAAATCTTTTACTAGTTTCTTTACATTGGGACCTTTATTAATTATTGGTATATACATTGTATTATCACCAGGTGCTATAAGAATACTTCTATATTGTTTTAGCCAATCAATCATTTGATCTGCTATATTAAGAATAGCGTCACCTGTAACATCTTTTATTCCAAATTGATCACATATAAGTTTATGAAGATTATTTCTTGCGGCAACTTCAGCACTTTCACGATCTTCTTCTGACCATTCATCATCAGAATAATTTCCTCCACCATCATCAGTGTAAAGTGATTTGTAAATCAATTTACAAATTTCAATTATGTTATCTTTATTGCCTTCAACACCTACTTCAATCATTGCATTAGCCATCTCGGGTGCATAATCATCTTCCAACCAAGCAAGAACTGTACCCGTAACTGCTTCTCTATTAAGAGGTGGATAATTAATAGTCTCTTCATTTCGATAATCCCAATTTCTACTTGAGGCAGGTGCTAGCGTCTCAGCCGTCTTAACGGCAACTTCCCATGCCTTACGTTCTAGATCTACAATTTGATCTTCAACTGGTTGATTTATAAATGATTCTATTACCAAATATCTTTTAATATATGATCGCAATTCACTTAGTTTTATTTTCATACCTCTAATTATAGAGAATAATACTAAATAATAATATTCAACATCGTTTAAAGTTGTTTCAGTGTCAGCTTTACCACATTTTCAGTTTCAGTTTTCTTCGTTGGAATGTTTACTTGTAGTAGACCATAAACAAACTGGTATGATATATTACTGTAATCGATATGTGTACCAATCGTTGACAATTGATAGACTTGTGGTGAACCTGATTCTTTACGTTGAACAGTTATCTTAATGACTTGTTCAGTCTTATGATATGTAGCGGTAACATCAAGTGAAGCTGGATCGACGCCAACATAATCTTTAATTGTGACAGTATAACCAGATTCTTTGGTCCCTTTAATGTCATAATTCTGTGATTTTACAGTTCTATGAGAAAGGACTTTTGAAATGTCACTACCGTATCCACCATCATGAATTCTTCTTTTAAAAATTTCATCAGAATCTATGATTGACGTGCTTATGAAGAGTGGTATAGTTTCTTGTCTCATTTTTTTCATTCTCCTCTTATCGAGTGTATGTGATTCTTAAAACTTTGTAGATGATTATAAAGGGGTTAGTAACCATTTTTAATTCTATCTACGTTTGTTTCACCCTTCTTCATATATGCTTCATATAGTTCATCTTGCGTAATTCCTGAAACAATACAAATTTCATAGAGAAGATGAAGCGCATCAGCAAGTTCAACCTTATATTCTTCTCTATGAAATTCTTTATTCTCAGTTGCTCTATGAGCTTTTGAATTTTTCAGGTGTTGACCTGCTTCAAACAACTCTTTCATTGTATGATGAATAATCCCATCAATGAATTGTTGTGATTCTTTTGTGGTAACATCAACAGGAAATTGAGGAAAACCTCGTGATTTCACAAGTAGTTTCATAAATTCTTCTTGTTGATTCCACATCTTCTCAAATTTATCATCTGTAGACATACTTTGCCTTCTTTACTTTTGTTTTATAGAAGAGATGCGTTATGTATACGCTTACAGTTACGAATAGTACTGGGTCAATTAGATTTTCTAGTTGTTGTATCATTTACGATTAGATTACTCTCTGCAATTTTCTGTTTCATTCTATTTTCAAGATCAGCATTTGCACGTTCTACAGCTTCCATATATTTCTCATTCAAATATAGATAATTGTCATCATCATGTGCATCAAGAACAATCGTTCTAATAAGATCTGTAACATCACTCTTCATAATAAAACCTTCAATAATTATTTGAACAATTCTTGCGATTACATCGTCTGAGAGACGATATGATTTTACTTGTGTGGTGTTATTATTCTTTTTCATAACAAAGAGATTATAATGTAATAACGCCACACAATTCAAAACTTAATTCAGTGTTCGTTTTATCAAAGGATGTATCATAACGTGGTTTACGAGTTGAATCTCTTTCCTTTGAAGACATACCTTCCCAACGTGTTTTCATTGTATCAACCCAGAGTTTATTCTCGGCAGAGAGTTCTTTGTGTATCACCTCAAGAATCTGTCTTATCTTCTGAACATTCTCTTCTGATTTAAATCTTCCTTCTTTCTTCTCGTTGACAACATTAATATAGAAGTCTTTCATCATCTTCTTTACGCCTTCATAAGATGATTTCACACTTGTAACATCTGTGTCAGCACCATCATATAGTTTGCAATACAAGAGAAGCAGTTTATAGAAACCGATATATAGTTTACCAGCTTCAGAAATAAGTGCATCATTCAGACCAAAAGTATTAATATCATCAATTGCTTCAATTATTTTCTCTTTCAAGGCCATAAATTTTGATGATTTTGAGTTCAATGACATAATCTTGTTATAGATTGATCTTATTGAAATCGAATCTTCAGAAGAAGCAGGTATCCTTGTTGTACTAAACTCTGTCTTCTCAACAAATTTCTTAATAATTTTCTCTGCTTTCTTTACAGTCTCATTGAATCGTTCAAGAAGAAATTTAGCACCTGCTGCTTTCAATTCTTCTTGAGTCGCACGTATTCCATTATTAATCTCTTCAATTGCATTCTTCTCATCACCTGCAAGTTCTGCCTTCTCTTCATCAGACATTGATGATGATGATTTTCGCTTTCTTATTGAATTGACAAGGGTATTCCCAAATATCATCCACCGCTTCACAAACGAAACAAACTTAGGGATTGCTCTTGCATATTCTGGGGGTATACCTTTGTAAAGCGCATCAAGATCATCATGAACATCTTCAATAATCACTTTCATATCAGCCGTTTCATCTATGGCTTCTTGAAGCAATTTGAGATGTTCTCTTATTATACCCCTAAGTTCATTACGTTTTATAGAAATCCGCATATTCATATATATAATACTTTATTAAATCTAAATATCCGAAGGCTTCTAGAGAACCCCTGAATTCATCTTTCTCTTTTAGGAGACGCAACATTTCACTCGCAATGTGCCTTATTTCAAGTTGCGCATCATCTTTCAAGCGCAATGATAGAAAATGTATAAATGAACGAAAATTAAATGATATGTCAAGGATAAGTTGATTTCCAAGTGGAAGAAGGAATCTTGCAGATTCTTTTGCTCTCTTCCGTGTGTAACCTTTCTGCACAAGACTCTCTATCATCTTATGATACTTCTCATAAGATGAGATACAATGCTCTGTATATACACGTACTTCTTCATCGGACCAATCAGCAGGTATATAAAACTTATCATCTTTCAATTCTTTGTATCTTGCTGACTCTGTATTTATTGACACACCAATCCTATGTTTTAGAAGTTGATAGAGTGTAACAGTATCACATTTTACGAGAAAATGAATGAATGATTTCTCAAAAACAGAACCATGTTTATTCTCTGCAAGTTGTTTCAATAGTGTAGAGACCCTACCTCTCTTCTCATCTGTCAATTCACGTGAGGTACTTGTCCATGCGCTAAGTGCATGCGTAATATCACCACCATAAGTTCCGAGCAGTTCTACAGTATTCTGTCTCTCATTTTTCATGTGACTTGATATCTCCTTACAAAGGTAAACGAAAGATTTTATGGGCGGTCTGTGTGTCGTATGAACCGCCCATAAGGGTAAAATTATGTGCGTCTTATCCGCACTTACTCCAACCACATGATATGCAAGTAGGACAACCAGATTCATATCTAAAGGAGTGTCCAGAACAATTTGGACAAGCTTTACCAGACACTTGTGTACCATCAATGATGTATTTCTTCAAAATTCTTGAGAATACCTTTGTGTCCGTAAAAATATTCTCTTCAGACTTTGACATCTGCTCGACAATATATTGTACTGGTACATTATGTCGTAGCATCAATGATATCAATCTTGTCTGCTTTGATATGTTCTCATCAGATTTACTACCAATATTCTCAAAGATGGAACCATCAGAAGATATGAAATCGTATACAGTAACTTTACCTGCATCGGTTTTCATACGCCGTTTTACGATATTACCTGATTTACTCTGCCCAATCCAACCTTTCAGATCCATACAACAGAATATTTCATATGGTCGATCATCAACATGACCAACGAACACAGTATACTTGTTCTTATTAATTCTCGTATGATAGACATCACAAGGTATTGATTCAGGACGCTTCTTTGCGTCATTCTTATCAGACTTCTTCTCACTACTTGATTTATCAACACCTGATAGCTTGTCTTCAACTTGCCTGATATAATCAAGGTGACTCTGTGGCATAACAGATTCATTCTTACGAGCAATTCTAACAGTATGCCGCAATTCTTCATCTGGTATTCCTGCAATTCTCTTATTGAAATCAAATTTACCACCACCATCTGTAATGAGAACACCATCTCGAGAACCATCTCTATATACAGTAAATCCCTTACAACCTGATTTCCACGCTTGCATATATACGTTCGAAATAAGCTCATGTGATGCACTCTTCGGAAGATTGCAAGTCTTGCTAATTGCATGATCAATCCAGTGTTGTGCAGCTGCTTGAATTTTTACAGAAGCAACCCAGTCAATATCGCCAGAGGTCGAACCTTCATAGGGATTCTGTACACGCACATCCTCTGGTGTTGCTAGCCACTTTGCGTATCCATGATGATACACTTTATACTCATGCCATTTATCTCCAACAACATCAATAAAATCAACTCTCGTTTCATTGTCTGTCTGAGTAATTTTTCTACGTCTTGTATATTCGTACATAAACGCTGGTTCACATCCAGACGTTGTTTGCGTTATCATTGAGAGAGAACCAACGGGTGCTGTTGTTAGACAAGCAATATTTCTTCTACCATATTTCTTGTACTTCTCAACAATTTTTGCCGGTAGGCATGATAGAATCTGTTGAATAAATTCATGATCATGTTCAAGATCATAATTCCAGTCAGGAAAACAACCTCGGTGTTCTGCCATATTAATTGATTCTTCATATGCATTAATTGCGAGTAGTTTATAAACCCAATCTGTAAATGTAATTGATTCTTCACTACCATATTTCAAACCAAGTTGGGCAATTGCATCACCAAGTCCTGTCAAGCCAAGACCTGTTCGCCGGCCTCTCCAATTCATCTCACGAATCTTCTGCCATAGTTTAAGTTCTCTATCTTTCACATCGGCAGGTTCTCTATCTGATTTCACTTTATTGATAATCTTATCAATCATCTCTATTTCAAGATCAATAAGATTATCCATAAGACCTTGCGCAATTTTTACATCTCTGCTAAAAGATTCTTCATCAAATGATGCAGATGTTGTATATGGGTTTTTGACATACTTTGTAAGATTAATAACCATCAATCTACAAGCGTCATACTTCGAGAGCGGAATCTCGCCACATTGTTTAGAAGCTATAAACAGTCTCGCCGGATTATTAAATCCATCTAGCTTTTCTTCACCGAGTGCGATGCACAATGTATGATCTTCATCAACAGTTCCATTATAAACATCTTCATAACCACAAAGTTCAACTGATAGAACTCTATGATTATGAAATTTTGCTTGCTCACAAATATCATTGTAATTTTTAAATCCATACTTTGTTCCCGTTCTATATGGAATCTTATTTTCTTTACAAGCAGTTATAACTTCACTTTGTAGTGGTTGACGACCAAGTGTGGAACGAAGTGATGTAAACACATCAAGAATTTTTTTCTTTCTTGTTTCAGCTCTTTCACTAAACAACTTCTGAATAGAAATTGCTCTTGCAACATTTTTACCTTCTTTACGATTTACATAAAAATTTGCGCAAGAATGACCACAAAATGCTATCTCTCTATTTCCCCATGATTTAACATAATCTTTATTACACCACTCACACTGTCTAACAACAACAACTTCATTATCAACAATATCTGCTATATAACCTTGAGAACGTGCCTTGTCAAGAGTACGAAGCAACCGTGCATCAACATCAACGTGAGAGAATCCAAATGAAGATGCAATTTTCTTTGTTATTTCTAGAAAATTTACACCGCCACAGCGCCACTTATTCGGCCAAACTGGTAGCTTATGTTCTGTTGCATACCCAATCCAATCAACATGTGTAATACGTCTACCCAATTTTTTGGTCAATGATACTAGATGTTCATTAAATTCATCAGGGGTTACATCATAAGCGTGTGGATTGCAAATACCAGAAACTTCTCTATGTTCAGCTCTCCAAGATTTTGAATTACAATCTTTAATCCAACCATAATCTTGTGTCTCAGTTGTATCAAAATGTGGCAACACTTCAGAAAATTTTGCAGCAACACGATATCCAATCCACAACTGATCCCCATTAACAATTTGATCTACGCGTTTGGTAGAACCATCACGCATAATCATCTGGTGATTTCCAGTTGCTTTAAAAGAATGGCCTCCTTCAACTGTTACACTATAAACTGGTAGTGCTGTGCCAGTCTTTCGTGGATTACGCATCTTACGAACAACCATTTTACCGGTCTTATTATTGTATGCATAAACCAAAAGATCATCACCTGCATCTGCTAGTTCTTTAATTGGAACTGCTACTCTACCATCTGGTACGGCGATTTTCACATCACCTGTTAGACAAGGATTTGTAGCAATAGTACGAAAATCAGGGTAACAATCTGCTGGTGATCTGCGAGTAATTGTATCCCAGAACAGTGCACCAGGTTCTGCACTATCCCAAGCTGCATCAATAAACTGATCCCAAACATCACGTGCGGGTTTTGTAACTGAATACTTTGCAGTCTCTGGCGTTGCTTCTACTGGCCAGTGAAATGTATATAGTTCATCATTCTCAACTGCTCTCATAAAACTATCTGTGAATTTCAATGAGATATTCGCGCCAGTTACTTTTAGCCTGTCTCTTTTGATATTAATGAATGTTTCTACTTCTGGATGTGTTGCATTCATGCATATCATCAATGCACCGCGGCGACCACCTTGTGCAACTTCTCTACACGTATCAGAGAATCTCTCCATAAAGACAGAGATACCATCTGTCGTTACGGCGGCATTCGTTGTTGGTTGATTCTTTGGTCGAATCCCACTAATATCAAGACCAACACCACCTCGACGCTTCATAATTTGTGCTTCTTCTTCGTCGGCTTTAAAGATTGCACCATATGAATCATGCTCTTCATCAGGAACACCTTCAATAACGAAACAATTTGATAGTGACTGAACTTTATAATCATTACCAATTCCAGCACATGGTGAACCTTGAGGCGAAATTTCTCTATTATAAAATTTTGAATAGAATTCATCATAGAATGTTTTATACACTGCTTCTTCATCAATATGAATGCCCTTCTCTCTTGAAATTTTCTTTGCATAATACATTTCAGCTCTTGCAAATTCTCTTGCAAGACGTTGAAACATTTGATCTGGTGTTGCTTCTAGCAATTCACCATCTTTATTTCTTAGGGCATATTTTGTAAGGAAAACATCTACTGCAGCCTTGTCATCACCAAAAAATTGTGACGACAACTCTCTAGCTTCTTCAAGCGTATAAGTCTTCATGTATGTTCCTTTTTTCCTACAGGATTTTAATGACGTAAACCAAAGCGTTGTTACCTGACCTAATATCATTCATATCCAGTTTAGATCTCATCATCTCTAAGTGCCTGTGATTGTTATTAATTATTTTAAGACGGCCACGATATGCAATAAAATTAGAAGAATTATTTTGAACCCATTTGCTCTATTTCATCCTCTGATGCAACTATATCTTGTTTCCTCTTCAACTGTTTAATTGATTCCCATTTCTCTTTCACTTTTCTCTTTGATTCAATTTGTTCATCAATAAGTTGTTCTTCAAGAGGAACAGAATCAGACATAATTTTAAATTTTGAAACAGCCGTATCTATTTTCACTGGGAATACAACGCCATCTCTTCCCAATCTGTTCTTTGCAAGGAATAGACGACCTACGCCTAGGGCTTTCTCATTACTCTTCCTTGAAATACCAATCATTACGTCAACAACTGCACCTTTACCATATGCTTCAGCCATATTTGTAAGATCAACAATATCAGAATTAGCACCTTCTTTATTACTCTGTGATGCTGACCATATTGGTATTGCTAGATCAATTCCGAGCCCACGAACCTCTTCATATAGAAGTTTCAATTCATGTCTTGGTGATTCATAATGTCTTGAAGAACATAGATTATCAATGTAATCAATAATGATAATGTCTGGTTTGAACCCTTTTGTTATGAAGAGTTTTTCAATATGAGCTCGTAGAGTATTTACACTGGCACTGTTCGGTGCATATTGTTTAATAATTAGTTTTCCTAGATTCAAATCGTTTTCCAGAGTGATGACATCATCTTTTCTTGTTATGACATCATTTGAGGGAATGTCTGTAAAGTATGAATCATATCGAATGCCAGTAACAAATTCTGATAGCTCAAACGTATAATGAAGAACATTGTATTGTTTTAGTAGTGCGTTCGCACCAATTGAAACAAGAAAATGTGAATTATGTGAGAGAATATTGTTTGTATAGTAACTATGTGATATACTCACTTGCATATCGCACAATCTATCAGATTCATCTGTTTCTTCAATTGAAGAAACAGATGAAATTCCATCTTTTATAATAATTTGATCACCAATTTTCAGATCTTTGATTTTTACCCATTTTTTTTCATTGTATGAAAATACTATGTGTTCATTTGATGCTTTTATCATATATTCTTTATCATTATTTATACATTTCATTATAACTTGTTTTTCAAGCATCGTCCAACGAAATCCTTCGATTGGATAAAATGTATCAAGTGATTCAACTTCTATTGACCATTCATTTGATATGAATGAATCACCTTCACTATCTACGTTTTCTATTGAACTTGGAAATCCTATTTGTTCAAATAGATTACCAATTTCAACTTGCTCAACGACGTCACAGTATTCAATTGTAGTAGACATTTTTTAATCCTCTCATGAGACAAACAGCATGATATGATTTCATTATCTGCTTCACAAGATTGTATCTGATTCAAGAATATCTCTTGCATAAATAATTCCTCTATCTGTTTGAAGTTTATCCCAAGGTTTATAAAGTTTACCATTTATCTTGATACCAGTATATTTGATATTAATCAAAGTTGAACGATTTGTGCATTTTCCCACACCAGTTGCCGCACTCACAACTGCCAATTCACCAGCTCCAATACCTCCTTGAAAATATTCTTTACCATCAAGTTCAGGATACCCAGTTGGTACTGGATTCCTCACTACTGGATTAAATCTTGCTTCTGCATCTTCAAAGAAATCATGCCCGGTTGATATTGGAGTACCAACCATTACTGCTTTCTTGATCGTATCAACAATTCTCTCATATTTTTGATCTGCCATCTGATCGATCGCAGTCTCAAAGGCGGCTTTTAGCGCTTGTTTCTTACAAAAATCAAGTGCCTTCTCTTTTACATAGAGAATATCACCAGGATCTGGGTTGTTCTTAATATCCTGTAGATAGGCTATTATTTGTGATTTTATCAGTTCTTCATCACCAGTTCCTTTCAAATCATCTTTAATAAGAGTTCCCAATATGCTCATTGATGGAAATGATTTATATTTCATCCAGTAATCATAATATTTCTCAGCAAGAAAAGCAAGATACTTCACGTCAAAATATTTCACCTGTAGAACATCAATAAACTCTTTTGCCCATTGATGATCTATTATCAACGCTTGAACAATCTTGCGTTGAAAATTTACACCATATTGACCAAAATTGCTTGTTGTATCTTTCTCTTTCATTTTATTTCAATTTTCCGATTCTATCAAAGAATGCATGAGCATCAACATTCATTATTCCAAACTTACATTGCAAACCAATAAATTCTCTTATATTCTTCTCGGATGGTGGTTTGTCTACTTGATAGTTGATCTTGTTGATCTGGTCAAAAGAGATTGATGATGTATCAAGATAAATTAGCTTCCAGTTTTTTTGTATCTTATCATTTGACGATATTACATTCCTATAAACAACTTTTTCATCAATGTGTGCTGATGCGTATTTAAACAAATCTTGTAGGATAACATCAGAACTTGACATGAGAATTGGAAAATATTTGATTACTGTTTTATAGCCAACACCTTTTATTCCCTCAATATTATCTGAAGAATCACCACAAAGAGTTTTTGCAAGTGCAAAATTTTTCGGATGTATTTTATACTCAGCAATGACATCTTTGTCTGTGATATAAATCTTCTTATGAGGATTATAGATTCTTATCTTTTCAGTCAACAAGAGTTGATAATAATCTTTATCAGTTGAAACAATAGTAATTGTATCATTATGAAATTTTACCCTTGTCATATATGCAATAACATCATCTGCTTCACAATTTTCAACATATATCTGTCTTATTGAAGTTGATTTCAACATATTGAGAAGTTGAACAACTTGAGTGAACTTATTGTCTATAGTGTCAGGTATCTCATCACTATCATAAAATCTATTCAATTTTTGAGCTTTTCTACCTCTCTTATAGTCACCTTGCAAAGATCGTCGTCGAGATGATCCACCACCTTCCCAAACGAGGAAAACTTTATCAGGTTTTATGTCATCAATAATATATTGAAGTGACTTGATAAATCCAACTATACCACCAGTCTGTTCTCCAGTAACTGATGATATAGATGGATATGCTGCGTAAGATCGTATGAAAAGATTATATGCATCAACGATGAGTATTGACATGAAAATAAAATATAAACCGAATACAACCACAATATCATACGAATAACTTCATTTCAACCCCGTTGATCCAAACCCACCAACTCTTTCTGCACCTTCAAGACCGAATCCATGTGAAAGCATGATGTCCGGAACTTTATGTATGACGAGTTGCGCTATTCTATCACCTATCTGAGGAACCTGTATAGTATTCTCGGCAGTTTCTTCATCTCTTGAAAAGATTACTTTAATTTCCTTATCAATGTAATCTGGATCAATTATGCCAGGTGAATTCGTAACTGACCAACCTTTTATTGCCCAACCAGATTTTGAATTCACTGTGAAATAGTAACCGAATTGTATTCTCTTGAAGATGATTGATGTTGAGAGCAACAAACGATTACTACCGAGGCGTTCATAACCTGTGCACCTTAGATCATAACCGATCGACAACTTGGTTGATCGTTCAAGTATATAATCGCCAGTATATTCAAAACAACTTGGAAACTGGAGTGTATTCTCCAACATCATTCACCTCCACCACCATCAGTTTCTGGATTTTTATCTTCGGACTCAAGTTCAGTTTCACTGAAACTATTGTCTGAATTAACTGTAAGAGCGGCTCTAAGAAGTGGATTAATCAATTCACGCAATTCAGGTTTTGATATAACCTCTGATGTAAAATTTTGTTTATAAAACTTCTTCTCAAGGATTACTTCACCCTCTTCTGATCTCACAAGGAATGTTTTCCAAGCTCCATCACCTGAACATGAAATAAACGTGTTACCAAATTTTAGTTCGCCGTTCTTCTTATGATAATCATTAAGAACATCAAACAACTCTTCAGATTCATCAATACCTTTCCCAAAGATAATCTTAAATTCAAATTTCCTGAAAGGAGGTGCAACCTTGTTCTTAATAATCTTCACAATGACTTTGATACCGATTACATTACCAGCCTTATCATAAACTGGTGTTCCGCTCGTTAGTTTCACTCTTAGAGATGCATGATATGGTATCGCCTGACCACCTGGTGTGGTCCATGGATCACCATATTTTCCTGCATTAATATCTTGTCGTAGTTGGTTCAAACATATGAATGTAACATCATTATGACCAATAACGCCAGTAATTTTTCTCATCGCTTTTGAAATGGTCCTCGCTTGCAGGCCCATCGTTGATTGATCATAATCACCTTCAAGTTCTGCTTTAGGCGATGTTGCGGCAACAGAGTCCCATACAACTAGGACAGGATATTTTTTCCCAATTTCTCTATATGGTTTAATCTTCTCTATCGTTGACTCAATAATGTGAAAAACTTCTTCAGTGCAGTGTGTATCACAATATATGAAATTTCGTGATACATCAATTCCCATATTCTTCAATTTTGTAAGCGGAACAGCATTCTCCGTATCTATATAGATAACAATTCCACCAAGACGTTGTGTTGTCACAGCAAGTTGAAAAGCAATATGACTCTTCCCAGTTGATGGAAGACCTGATATTTCAATAATACGTCCTTCAGGAACACCACCATCATCATCATTCCGAATTGCATAATCGAATTGTATCGATGATGTTGTAAGCCAGCGTTTTACATTTGTTGGTGCATCATCGCAAGACAAATTGTAAGCGACAAGCGAACCCATCTCTTTGTTCAAATCTTTGATAAGAATATTTGTAATATCATCAAAATTCATTGTTGAAGAATCATCGTCTTTTCTTTTCTTGGCTGCCATTTTTTTATCTCCGGATTACTTTTACTTGAAAAAGAAAAGGTAATATTGAGAAGAATCCCAATATTACCTTCTGAATTTAGTTTTTAGAACAAGAACTGTTTATTTATCAAGTTCTGCAAGAGCATCATCAAGTGATGATATCGCGGAACTTACATTACTTGTCTTTTGTGGTTTTGCAGCACCACGTTGAGCCTTAGGAGCTTCTTCAACCGCCATTATTGAAGTTCCAGAAGACGATGTTTTCGATTCAGGTGATAGATTCAGTAGATCATCAACAATCTTCTGAATTTCTTCTTCACTCTTCTTCATGTTTGAGAGTGATTCATCAACACTAGGCATGTTATCATACCAG